TACAGGCTCAGGCACACTCTCAAGGGATGCCACAGGAGCTATAAGCACACCTTCATTAACATCTTCTGGTGTAGCTACAAGAGAGATCACCTCAAGCGGTGCTATAGATACTACTGTAGCTACGACTTCTGCTACGGGTAAACTATCAAGAGACGCCACAGGTTCTATATCTACCCCTAGTGTATCTACCACAGGTACGGCTGATGTAGAAGGACAAATCTCAGGTACTTCTGACAGCGTAATATCCCCTATTACATCATCTGCTACAGGTGAGATAGTTGGGGTAAATGACGGTACAGGTTCTATCAATACCCCAGTGCCTACTACTACAGGCTCAGGGGACTTAACACCAGCTATTACGGGTAGTGGTGACGCTACTGTAGCTGCTGTTACTACCACAGGTGTAGCATTAAGGGTCATAACAGGTTCAGGTAGTGCTACTGTAGAGCCTGTTGTATCCGAAGCAACAGCAGAACGTGAGATCACCTCAAGCGGTGCTATAGATACTACTGTAGCTACTACTTCAGGTACAGGTTTAGCTGTAAGCAACCTAACTGGTACTGGGGCTATATCAATAACCCTTCCAAGTACCGCAGGTTTCGGCTTCTTAGGCAGCCTAGCAGGTAAAAGGTACGCAAGTGTTGGTACAACTACAAACGGTGGTTCATTAGTAGCTGATAATAACGGTGGAACTTACCAAAAGAGCAACTCAGGTAGGATAGTAAGATCATAACATGACACCATTTACAATAAAACGTGGGGACACATCCCCTGCACTATCCTACGCACTTACTCCCACGTCTGTTGATCTAACGGGGGCCACAGTGGTCTTTAATATGAGCAGGCGTGGGGTTACTATCCTAGATAGGCAAGCTGCTGTAGTTACTACCGCTACCGTAACACCTACAGTGTCTTACGAATGGGTAGCAGGAAATACTGATAATATCGGGTTACACTTAGCTGAGTTTGAGGTGACGTTTTCTAACGGGGATATCGAGACATTCCCAAATAGTGATTTCATTCAGATTGTAGTTACAGACGATCTTGGATAACTCGTTAAGACACACATACACCAAGGACTTGGAAAATAATTATGGCTGCTAAACTCGGTGAAACACAATCTAAGGCTATTCTTGGTGTATCTGGCTCTAATGTACACAACGGGCAGATTCGTGCTGATGAGTTCCTTCCAGAGCTTCGCGGTAAGAAGGCTATCCGTACCTACCAACAGATGCGTGACAATGATGCTACTATCGGTGCTGTCCTTTACGCAGTTGAGCAAATCCTCCGTGATGTTGACCTAAAGGTTAAACCTACCGACGATTCTGATGCTGCTAAGATGGAAGCTGAGTTTGTAGAGTCCGTCCTAGAGGATATGGAGCATACACTTGATGACCACATCTCTGAGGCTCTCTCTTTCCTTAGCTTTGGCTTCTCATGGTTTGAGGTAGTTTACAAGCGTAGGGAATCTACTGATAGTATGAACCCTAAGAAACGTACCAAGTACCCAGACGGTCGTATTGGTGTACGTAAGTTAGCCTCTCGTGCGCCTTGGACAGTATCCCGCTTTGATGTAGACCAAAAGACTGGTGACATTATGGGTTTGTACCAAGATACAGGTATGGCCTTCTCAGATGGTAAACACTACATCCCTACTAAAAAGTCACTGTATTATAGAACTACTGTGATCAACAATGATCCTTCGGGTAGGTCTATCCTCCGTAACGCTTATACAAGTTACACGTACTTAAATAGCCTACAGTCTATCGAAGCTATTGCAGTTGAGCGTGAGTTGGCAGGTATCCCTGTTGCTCGTGTACCCTCTGAGTACCTTAATGGTGATGCTAGTCCAGACCAAAAGAACTTCCTTTACGCTATCCAACAAATCCTTCGTGACGTTAAGTTAAACGAACAAGGCTATATTGTACTCCCTTCAGATATGTACCCAGATAAAGATGGTGCGCCTAGCGGTCAGCGTTTAGTTGACGTAGAGCTTATGTCATCTTCAGGTACTCGTAACATCGACATTGACCCTATTATTCGGAGATACCAACATGACATTGCTAGAAGTGTTCTTTCTGAGTTTCTTATGCTGGGCGGTGGCTCAACAGGTTCATATGCCCTATCAAAGAGCAAAACCGATCTGTTCCTACGCGCACTCGAAGCTTACATCCAAACAATTGTAGACGTACTTAACAAGCAACTCGTAGAATCCCTTTGGAGGCTAAATGGCTTAGACCCTAAGCTGATGCCAAAGATTACTGCTGGTGATGTTGCCCCTCACGACCTTAAAGAGTTGGGTAGCTACCTTCGTAACCTTAATGGTGCGGATATTAACCTTGCTGATCAACCTGATATTGTAGATGCACTATTGGCTAACGCTGAGTTACCCCCTCTGGACTTAGAGCAATACGCCGAGTCACGAGATAGGGCTAAACTCACTGAAGATGCCCGTAATGATTACTACGATGGACCTGATGATAATGTTATTGGCTCTAAGGGTAAGACCTCAGAAGAAGATGACAACGTGGTGGGTAAATAATGAGACAAGGATCATGGCAACGTAAGCTCTATGAGGACTTCTCAGGTGCTTACATTGACGAAACTAAGTCCGTAAGAATCCAAGCTGAGAACTCATCCCAGTTCGGGGAAATTCTAACCGTTCAGCGTACACCTATCATTGAGCTAAACTCCTCCTACGGAACCTCTCTACTACGTGACATTGAGGTAGTAACAGGCTCAGGTAACATCAACGCAACCGCTCTTGGTGAAATCAACGTAGCCACAGGTGCAACTGCTGGATCAACCGCACAACTTGATAGCGCAGAAGCAGCTAGGTACATCCCAGGTTACGGTGCTGAGATCGGCATGGGTATCAGGTTCACAGGTATTCCAACTGGCGACCAAAGGGCTATCTGGGGTGGTAAAGGTGTTAACGCAACTGACGGCATTTATTTCATGTATGACGCATTGGGCTTGGCTGTTGTCTTGCTTACGGCTGGCGTGGAAAGAATTATTCGCAGGGCTGACTGGAACATTGATAGTGTAGATGGAACAGGTCCGAGCGGTTTCAACTTAGACGAAACAGCAAACGGCTACATCTACCAGATTGACTTCACATGGTACGGCTACGGTGGTATAAAGTTCTCTGTTGTAGGTACGCCACAAGGATTGTTGCAAAGGCCCATTCCTCTGCACGCATTTACCACTGAGGACTACGACAGCACCAGTGTCCGCGATCCTAACATGCTGGTGTTCGCTGAGGTTGGCAACGGAACAACTGCTTCGGACTTTGCTGTTCAGGTTGGCGGGCGTCAGTATTCTATCGTTGGGCAGTACAAACCTAAGTTCAGATACACGGGTGATGTGCGCGATACAACAACCATAACGACAACGCCTCAACCCCTTGTGTCTTTCCGCTTTAAAGAGGCATTCCGAAATAGGTCAGTCAAGCTGGATGGATTAAACGCAATCAACTCTGGTAACAACAACGCTTTCTTCGAGGTCAGGATTGGCGGGGCGTTAACTGGCGCAGTATTTGGGACGCCGACGAACTATATACCTGGCGAGACTGCCGTGGAAAGTGACAAGACCGCAACAGCAATCACAGGTGGTAGTGTAGTTTATCCAATTCAAGCCGTTCCAACAGCCAAAGATAGCCAATTCACATTCTTGACGCTGGACCTTGACCTGCCAGCACTTTCCACGATCACCCTTGTTGCCTACACTTTGACAGGCACAACTGATGTGATTAGCGGTATGCAAATTCGAGAGGAATGGTAATGACCATTAAACTACTTAAAGCTAGATATGCCACGGACATCTTCACTACGGAACCTGAAGCTAAGGCTCGTAGCATGGACATGGGCCTAGAGGGTGTCACACATGTATCCACATACGACGGACAGGCTGTTTTTATGCCCGCTGAGAGCCATGAGGCATACTTAGGCTACTACGACCCCCAAACTGAAGTAGAAGCTCCCACAGAGGCTCCTAGCATGGAGTTACGTATGGAAGTACTAGAGTATG